GCCTAAACCCGCCATACCTAAGAACTTCAAGCCTTCCGCTGATTGCTTCGCTGTCCACTCAGTTGTCGCGCCAAGTTTCATGGCTAACTTAGTAAGGTCTTCAAACTGCTTCCCTGTTGCTCTTGTGACACCCTTAACGATTAACATAGAGTGTTCAAACTCTGTGCCGATACTGACAATCGACTTTGTAAACCTGGCGATTGAGCCAATCCCCACGCCGGCGAAAGTAGCAACCAGCAATGCATTAAAGCTCATTAAAGACTTACGCGCACCCTTTAGGCTCAAAGCAGTGTCCATCTTATGACCGGATGCCCTGGTCATGCCCTCTGCTTTTCTCAGGTCAGCTCTAAGCTTGTTTAACCGCGCATTAATGGATATGTAGATATTGCCAAGGCTTTGAGATGATGCCATTATTTCTTAGTCTCTCTTTTCATCGACTGTATGTAATGCCACATTGCATGGACTTTCTGGAAGCAGTCAAACTGGTTATCCACCTCGTTTAAATCCATAATGAATTTAACCGCATTAAAATCAAGGTCAACCGCCACACCCTCCATGCCGACATAAATCGCTTGACTATGAACTTGATTATATACTGCAATGGCGTCTTCGTTTTCCGGTAGGATTTCTGGTAGGCATTTTGAACAATCAGGGACTTCGTTTTTCTTCTTTTTGAAGTGTTTGCATACTTCGCAGTCGGGTTTGTTCTGTAACCGCTCTGCGAATTCAATCAGTTTTTTTCCAATTTCTCGCGCTGCTTTACATCGTCTATTGCTAATCGGTTTAAACTGTCCACCACAAAATTAACAAACTCCGAACTGTTACCCATCAGCAGGAGCTTGTTTTCTTTCGTACACTTAATTTTCTTGCCGTCACCGTCAAGGATATTCCAATCAACAATCTGATAATCCCATAATAGCTCATCGGACTTATCCTCATCGGTGTCCTCTACTTCATATCTAAACGGTTTGTCCCCCTCTTTAATCTGATGGTATTCTGCCCGCTTGGAAACAGTCGCAGCCCTGATTTTTTTGAACTCTGCAAGCGTGATGTTCCGTAAGTCAATCCACTCATCTTCTGAACCAGGCCAAAAAAAACGGCTTGGCGCAGTAAGTTTCTTTAGATTTATCGACATACCGTACCCCCTTTTTATTTTTTATGTAGTAGTTGTCCACTTCAAATCAGCTTCGTCAACGGCAGCGGTGAAGGAAATTGTTCCTACCCCGTCCTTGCTTTGGCCGAGCTCCATATTTGTCATATAAATCAACCCGTCCTGCGCTGTTGATCCGTCTGTAGTAAGCGCCCAATGCCCATAACCGGCTAAAGTGGTATCATCTTGTGCCCACAGTGACAAGTGACACGGATACGCCTTCATTGCAGTTGATGTATAAATTGGAGTACCAGCCCCAAGTATCTCAATTAGTTTCACCATTGCCGTGCTTGTGGCATCATAGTATCCATCAAACGTAATTGTTTGTCCTGTAAGCATACCAGTTTCCTGCCGTGGCACTGTATCGCCAAACGAGGAAACCTCAAATGTCTCACGGTTAGGCCCACTGATTGACCAACTCCCGATCTCAGCCACAGTTTCTGCCGGTGCAGAAGAAGTGTGTACTGTAATTCTCCCTTTTCGTCCTGCTGAAACAGCCATGTTAATCCTCCCTTAATTTTATACTGTGCTATTATTATGGAGCTGGGTTTGACGACTGAAAAACCAGATTTCCACCAGTTACAGCCATCGTAAATGCTATCGTGCTAACACTATTTTTTTCCTGACCAACTTCCATGCTCGTGATATAAGATTTTCTGCTAAGTGCTGTCGATTTTTCCTGAACCCACCAACCATATCCATCCAAACTCGAATCGTCACAAGCCCATAGTCTAAACTGACTTGGACCCGCTGTCGTACCGCCCTTGCAGTCAGATGTGGGATAGATCGAAGTTCCCGAACTAAGGTAGGTAATTAGCAGTGATTGCAAGTTCTTCCCCACATCAGTCGATTTAGGATCAGCATAGCCATCAAAAGTTACAGTTTGGGCAGTCGGCATCCCAGGCTTTTGCCGCCCGCGTTCATCCTGAAAAGCAGAATATGGGATCATATTCAGCCCAGGCCCGCTGATTGACCATGCTCCCATTTCCGCAAGCACTTCGTAAGTGGACCCAGCGGATGTCATAAACGTTATTTTTCCCTTATTCCCTGCTGCTACAGCCATTATATATCTCCTTTATGCGTGTAGTAATACGCCATATTGTACCGTGTAACCCCAGACTGACTTGTTGGGAATATCAGACGGTAGCTTATTTAACCAGGCATTCTCGCGCCTGAATTTTAATTCGGAATAACCCGCAACGGTCAAGTTTACATCGTCAAACTGTTCCTTCAGCTTTTCGTATAGTCCGGTTATTTCCACCGCTCCCGATGTTGAATCAGAGTACAAGTTAAAATCAATCGTTGCTTCTTCAAATCGGTTCGTGAAATTATAGTCAGCCGAGTTATTAACCAGCCCGTATGTGCCATATGGAAACGGCGTTCCCTGTGGTGCTTCTTCAAGATAAAGCCTGCCACTTAGCGCGGTGTAAAAAGACGATGCCGGCACGGACGAAAACTCTGCATAAATTCCTGTAAATAAATCTTTCATAACTTAGCCAAATCCCTTTTTAACTTTCGGAAAAAACGTGCCTTTTCTGCTTTGGCCGCACCCCTCAAAAACGGTTTCTTGGGTATATTATGTGCAGGGACGCCCATCTCTACAAAACTGGCATAAAAAATATCATCAGTTCCAGCCATCACAAGATATCCGCCATCGTGGTAGAGCGATTCATTAACTCTAATACTGTTCTTTAATGACCCTGGCTTTCTGGCTGTCCACGATGTTGCCCTACTACCACGCTTAGTGATGCCCTTTTCCCATTTACCAACAGGGCAGCGACGTCTGGCGCTTGCAGCAATACGTTCTGCAGTCGCCTTCTCATCTTTTTTTGTGATAGCTTCAATTCGTTTGTGAATCGCTATGCCATGCCACTCAACCGTCATAACGCCTCACGACAATATAGAATCAACTCACGATTGCGGTAATCAGGATTCACTACCGAAACAATGTCAAAATACTGGGTTGAATCTCCACGCTGAATGCGTTTTGCAGGGGTAACATCAGCCGTGTACCGGATACGTATCTGGCAGGTGATTTCACTTTCAAGCGATTGTGCAGTAAGTCTTTCCGTACCCCTCAAAGGCCAGATAGCGCCGTACACGGTTTTGTCGTCACTCCAGCTAAACGTCATGCCGCCCATACCATCGCCAGTACTGTTCTTGCTCTGAATTGTTAGTCTATGCCTTAAGCTGCCTGCTCTCATGTTAAAACCACTTAGTTCTGTACATTTCCAAAAGTGCCTTACTGCCAGACGGTATATTATGCACCACCTGGCCGGCACCAATTATCGTATCTTCCCTATTCTCGTACCAGTGACCAATCATTAGTAACATCGCGTGTTTTATTGACCGGGGAATATCACTGCTTGCCGCATAACCGTAAGTGCCCTCAATTTCTATCGGGTTATTGTGATGCAGTATGTCAGTAGGCCATGACTCGTCATTTTCTAAAACTATTCTCGGTGGCTCAGACACAGAGTCATAAGACCACACAGTTGACCCAAGCGAAGTTGACCCGCTTGTTGAATCAGTATAGTAAATCCCGGTTGTCTTTACACTTGAAAGTGGAGTAATCGGGAGTTCTATTTCAGTCCCACTCGGCCAATCATCAAAATACACCTTCCACTTCTGGGGCATTAACTTACGACCTGTAATATTCTGTGCCATTTCAACTGATGCAGCCCGTAAACCCTTTAATACCTCGTCACTGCCCGTTTCCCCCCGCGTGATCTGTAGATGGTCCTTGATTTCCTCAAGCGTAATCGGATTTTCTATCTTGTATGTTGAAGTATGTAATATTTTCATTTTACAAACACCCTGTCCAGATCAAAGGGTCTGGTCATTTGTCTAGTACTTCCAGATAAAGCCCACGTAACTGTAGCAACAACGCTATACAACCCTTTATTATAAGGAGCCGATGTGCTATGGGTTATAAAAACAGTAACAGTATGGCTGCTTGCAGAGACATTGGGGGCTGTTGATAACAATACTGTTGAGCCCGTACCGCCACCATCAAGGTATGTAATTAAAGCAGATGAACTAACTATCGTGCTCCCGTATGGCACCGCCCCGTCATTTTTAGTCGAACCCGTAGCCGGTGGAAAACGCAACCCAATAGGCACGTTGATGTCACCCGGATATAAAGTAATAGACCCGGAACCCTTAAATTTATCTGGCATAACTTAACTCCGTTTTTAACTGGTCGGTTGCTTGATCCAAATACTCCAACTCGGCATAGTTACCGTGTCCCCTGCACCGAGTGCTTTGGTCGTGCAAGTCGTGACATAATACAGTGTGGCAGTTGAGCCGACACAAATATGACTTGCAACACCTGTGCTTTCCAGGGTAGTCGCGGAAATCAGGTCTGCGTCCGTACTAATTTTCAAGACGTATCCGGAGGTGTTTGCCGCTACTATAAAGTCCGTACTGGCGCACGCGGTTGACCACGCCAGTGCTGTAGCTATAGCACTTGACATGTTGGTGTTTTGCGTATCGTTGATGGTGATAACTACTGCGCTGGATTTTATCGTATTAAAACCCGTCTCATAAAAGTGTGAACTTGCGTACATTCCCATGATTATTTCCCCCCCTTAAAAGAACTCTTACCGCCCACTTTTCCATCCTGAACTTCAAGACTTTTATTAGTGCCCTTCTTCTTGTCTTTTGGTTTATCTGTCTTATCCGTCATTCTGTTACTCCCTTACCGATATAATTATGGTTTGTTATTTGCCCAGTATAGCAATACTCGCCATCATCTGCGATAATTGCATGATAACCGTCCCGTGCAATGAAATTATGTATAGCTAAATTAACAACCGTTTTAGCTGAAAAAGAGTAGACCGCTCCCGGTGTTGCTGTCAGTGATAGTCGAGTTATAGCCGCCATTATACAATCACGAATGTAACATCATCGGGTGGAGCCTCAGTTAAGGCCGTCACTGTGAACTTACCCTCGCCTGCGACTAACGAATATGCGGTAATTGATGTTGCCTGGTATAGCATGGTCCCACTTGTAAAAATTATCACCCTGCCGTTATAGTGGTTTTCCGTTGGCTCTACTATATCGTCACAATAAAAAACGGTTTCTGTTGCTGCTGTGTTGTCATGGCTTACCGTACCCACCACAATCGTTTCTGCGCTGGCCTCAAGGTTATCAGCGGCGGTGGCAGAACCGGAAATCTGAATCACGTTAACGGGTTTCATAGTAATAGCTTTAAACCCGTAAGTTATTCCGCCGGTATCACCGTCAACCGTTGCTGAACAGAAGATGGTGTAGGACTTGCCGTTTTCAAAACCATTCGCAGCGGTACATGCTATTGTCTTGGCATAAAGTCCAACAGTGTTTGCATCGTCAAACTCGCTGTTGCCACCACTACCATCGTCCATGTTCCCGTTTAATATCGCAACCTCGGTGTTCTCCTCATACACTCTGTATGTCGGCACTGCATCAGCGTCAGTAGAAACACCCGTATCCGGGTCGTGGGTAGCAATCGAGAAAGTTAAATTGTCTTCAATTATTACTTCTGACGGGCATCCCATTTATTTGTCCTCACTTTTGAATTCCCCGCAAAACTCATCTGCGTCCGTTACGGGGTGTACTGCGACGTGGTTTCTTTCTATTTGTATTACCCCGGCTTTGCGCCTGCGGCAGAATCCGGGGCTTGGTTTCCATTCTAGTTCCACTATATACCTAACGCTGATGTGTTGATTATCCCACCATGTGCATAGATGACACTTGTGGCCTATCATTAATTAAGTCCTCAAACCTACCCCAATA